TCGAGATTGTAGGGGGCGGCTAAATCTAAATAAAAATAGATTATTAAAATTAAATGAATAAGTGTATTAATTTCCGCTGTTCCTGGAAAACCAGAAATTATTCCCCTATATTTTTGGTAAATTATTGTCCCATGTTGTATGTAGCCAAACATTACCTCTGTTATAATAACACGCAGAGCAATTTCCTCTGGTGAATTTTCTTTGAATCCCATAAGCCTTGAAAGGATTCGTGTGGCCATAAATATCAATTCCGCTCGTGCAAATCCATCCCAATTAGAGACGTCAAAATCAACAGCGTTAAGGCCAAATTTGTTTAAGAAGTGATATGCATTACTCCATTCAGGTCCATCAGGATTTATCCCTGGACAGAATGGAAATGTTCCGTCAGCTCTGCGGTGAAAAGCAGACCAAAGATCGAGGGTTAACTGTCTCCATAGAATGACATAAAACATATTCATGCACGTAACACTTCTAGTTTTTGGAGGATCAGAAGTAGTTCCGTAAGCTTTATCCCTAGGACGAAGTTCGTCCTTAGGAAAATCATACGAAACTGTGAGGGGAAGGATTCCAACACATACCTTGGTCTTAAATTCCTCATACTCTCTTCGAATCTCTTCTGAGATAAAAATAACTTCTCCATCTTCTCCAATTTCGAAATAGTCTCTTTTTCCTTTTTGCTTTCTGGTTTCCTTGACAAATGGTAAACCAGGAGAAGTTGTTAAGTCCATGGGGTTTGATCCATCCTCCCGGGTACCAGTTATTGCTTCCTCAAGTGATAAAACACGGAATGAAGTCGTGTCAAGCTCTGATTGAAACCATTGAACTAGTGAGTCCTCAATGTATTTTAACCGTCGCGGATTAAATGGCTTTATTGATCCCTTAAAATATTTTCCAAGTGAATTCGACAATGGATGGATTTCAGTCCCATTAACCAAATGTGGATCATAAGGAGACAAACACGCAGGAACGCGTTTGCTTTGATATCCTTCTTTATCCATAAATGGAGCCAATGGAGTTTGACAGAAAGCAGTTTTTCCAACTGTTCCAACGGATTCTTCTTTTGGTAACTCTGTTATAATATTGTTTTCATCCTGCGATTTAAATGCAGAACATGGTTGCACTTCAACAACTGAGTCCTCAAAATCAGCTTCTCTCTCAATCAAAACCTGATTTTTCTGTTTTGATATATCATCTTTGAGCTTATCAAACCTTTCCCTAGTAATAACTTGAATGGCCATTTTACGATCATTCCAGCTATTAATAGCCCATGCCTGAATTCCGACAATCTTGATGGAGCCACCAATTGGTGAATTGGTTATAACTGGTGATCCAGAGTATCCAGCTATACCTTCTCCCACGACTATTAATGTATGATCTAATTCAATTTTCTTTCCTTTATAATTGTGGGAGAGTTTCCACTTTTGTTCCAGATAAGTATGATCTGAAACCACAAAAGCTTCTTCATCAGCGGATAAAATGGATAAACCCTTGTTAAATTCCGTTTCTTTAAATTCTCTCTCGGAGAGCAAAAGATGATCAATAGCTCTTGCAGCTGGAATATTCTGGGAATGAATCACTGCCAAATCTGAGCCCTCGAGCATGACAATATCCTTTCTGGAAATTATATACTGGAATTCCTGTTTCTTTCCTGGATAGAAGAACTCAATTATAAATTCCTCATCTCCATCAAATTTCAGAAATGCGTGCTTATTAAGAAAAACAAACTGTCCCGAACAAAGCACTTGTTGTCTTGTCTCGCATTTTGAAGTACAGCCATAAATCCAAATTTTCCTTAAGTTTCTCCTAAGAATGGATGAAACTGCTTGACCTGTTGTTGATTTTTCCGTAGAAAGAGATGTTGGACGAATTACAATACGTGACTGGGCCCCTCGATGCATAAATTTTGACGTGGGTTCAGTGTTTGGAATAAACAATCTGGCAAGAGATCTTCCCAGGTAATAAATGCCCACTCCAACCATAGCACCCATGATTCCTGTGATCCAGCTCAAATGGGTTAATTTATTCCAAAAGCTAACCAAAGGTGACATTATCAAATCATAGGCGCGAGAAGCCTTAGATTTAAAATAGTCTGAAGTAAACTTTTTAATAGCTTCAGCAGTGTAAAAATTTGTATAAGAATTTCTCCAACGTGCTTCCTCACATAACTCGCGAATTTGAGTGGGAGTGTATTGTTGCAATTCAATGACATAATTTACAAATTCTCCATTCATACTATAAATGAAACCAAGATCAAATGGTATTTTATAATATTTTTTATTATAAGCAACTGCAATATATTCGGGAAGGGTCATTTTGCCAGGTTCAAATGGACTTCCTGGCAGCCTAAATTTAATATCACTAATTTTTAAATCAGGTTTAAAGTAGAATTGATCTCCAATGAAATATGTACGCTGAAGAAAATATGTTGATAAGCCAGACGTTTTCTTCCACAAATGTTCAGGAAATGGTTTTCGCGAAGGAATTGGCATCATTCTAGAACCCGACTGTTGCATCTGAATCTTCATCAATTTGTTGAATGTTTCATATAACCACTTTGATCCAAG